ATGTTTCTTTATTATCAAGATGAGTGTTTAGGTAAAATAGAAGGGACAACAATAGAGGGTCCTTGGGCTTATGGGAAAATCATTCCTAATGAGAAGATGGAAAAATTCAAAGACTTCTTTAGGGCCGTGGTGGACGAAGATGATCCCTCTGCAATTGAGAAGTTTGACGATGAATTAATAGACGATGATAATTGGTTTATTGTTGATGATAAGCAAAAAAGAGTAGGAATATCATTGCCAGGTATTTACGAGGATGACAACGAAATAAATTGGAGATGGAGATAAAGGTAAATAAAAGCCCGTAATTAGAAGGGCTTTTATTTACTTAGTTAGTTAATGCAACAAGTAAGGTTATTACAATAGCTAAAAGACCTGCAAACATTGCTATGTTTCCCCAAAAGTTTTGGCTTTTCATCGTTTCTGTATGTTTGGAGTTAGCATCCAATTTACTTTCGGTAGTGCTAGCGTGCTTTTCAATTTTCTTATCAAGATTTTCAATCAGTTGGATGATTCGTTGTTCTCTCTCTTTGTTATCATTTATATATCTCTCTTCACGATCTTTTGCCTCTTGAGCGAATTGGCTCAATTGTTTTTCAAAACGTTGCTCTCGCTCAGTTATCTCTGTGCGGGTTCTTTGCTCTCGCTCTCTCATATCATTTTTAATTTCCGTGAAAAATAAGTCTTTATCTGAGCTCACAATCCCATCATCTCCTTTGTGAGAAAGAGTCTCTTTGTCTGTAGAATCTGTTAATAGCATATGTTTTATGTCAGCACTTTGATTTATAAATTTTATTGGACCGTTCTCGTCAATATACCCCGATACAGGATTTTTTTTACTACTCTTAACTCTTATTGTGTTCAGCTCTTGAGGTATCTCTGATCTAGAGTCCTCAAATGAAAAGACAGAGTCTTGGTTTTCGCGCTCGAATTTAATCCTTTCCATTAACATCATCCTTTATCCCCTTCTGCTTTCCAACAGGTACCTTCAAAGTTTTTTTGTTATCATTTATACAGACTTCTAAAGTGTAGATACCTTCGACTGGCAACACAACATTATTCATTCCAATACCGGCTTCACCAACTTCAAATGCTGCATCTTCTGGAACTTCTCCTTCAAATTGAAAATTAATCTCTCCTGTATCATTCAGAATATTATCTTCTGGATCCTTAAAAAGCATCCTAAGGGTATTCTTCTCGTTTCTGTTATCTAAAGTTCTGTTAAAGATTGAAAAGGCCACTTTAAAAGAAAAATTACCAGGTATATTCACTGGTTGAAGACCACTTAAAGGGTTTTTATAAACCCTATCATTTCCATTATTAAAAATATCCTCACATAAAATCAAATAACCAATCTCCCACATATGTAATCCTCCACACAATTCGCTTAATAATACTATAATTATAGATGAAAATATTAACTAAAACTATTAATTTGCTGGATTTTTTTTATAAAGGGGATTTTTTATAACTCGCTCTAATAAGAAAGAGAAAAATTCACTGCAGTTTACTTTTAAGTTTTGATTTTGTCTTAGATCCATAAATACCGTCTGCAGTCAGGCCATTTACTGACTGGAACCGTTTGACCGCGTTTGCTGTTTTCGGACCATACACGCCATCAATGCCGTTATTCTTTGCCCCTTTATCCGGATAGAAATAAAGAGCAGCCAGCGCTTTTTGAATCTGCCTTACGCCATCCCCTTTTCGCATAGGGTTTGTTACTTTAAAGGTGCCAGAAGGAAGCGCATACGACGTTTTTTTGCTGCTTGGTTTAGCGCTTGAAGTGCTTGAGCCTGTAAGCTTTAACTTTTGGCCAACTATGATTTTATTAGGGTCTTTAATCTTATTCCAGCTCTGAAGATTCGCCACACTCACCCCGTGCTCTTTTGCAATTGCGGAAAGAGTATCGCCTTTTTTGACTGTGTAGGTATCTCCGGCGGTTTTCTTAACGGTTTTTGTCGGCGAAGATGCAGCACCGCTGATCCCTGCTTTAAATGAATCCCAACGGTTCAGCAACTTCCTAGGGCACTCTTTACCTGACCAATGTTTATGAGGCACGACATTAGCAAAAGAAATACCCTGTTCTTTCATCAATTTCTTGATAAGCCACTGAGCATTTGAAACAGCTTTTTCAAAGTCCCCATCGCTATTTTCACAGATTTCAATACCAATTGATTTACGGTTTCCTGTCCCGTTTCCGTCTCCTGCGTGCCAGCCGTTTTCATTTAAAGAAAGGTGCTGATAAATCTCTTTATCATCCACAGTAAAGTGCCAGCTGGTTGCTGTTTCCGGATTTTTAACATACCGAGCATGACTGGCAGCGTCCGCCCCTTTCGCAGTATTCGAAGTATTATGAACTGTAATATAATGAGGATTCATAGGGTATGCTGGTCTGTTTTTATTTCCTTTCGGAATGAAGTCTTGGATAATGTTTACCATGTTTCATCGTCTCCTTTTTGTGTATAGAAAAGGCCGCCGGGTTATCCAGCAGCCTGTTCATCCTTTTCTTTTGTTTGTTCGTTGTCATTTTCGATTACGTAAAGCCGGTCCGTGATAGCAGCCGGAATCTTAACGCCGATCTGTGCAAGGTTCTCCGTAATGGAAAGCCCCTCATTGGCGATATAAAAAAGAACGGTTCCAAATGTCAGGACACCGTTCAGATTGAGGATTGTATCTACGATATTTGCCACAATGACCACCAGAAAACTGAGCATCTTACGCACATAACCGAACCATGCGCTACGGCTGCGGAGCTCCTTAAACTTCCACGCTTTCACCACACCGGTAAGGATATCAATGATGTTTAGCACCAGCATTAAATCAAGATATTTCACACCCCCAAACAGATAAACTCTCGCTAAATCCAATGTTTCAAAATTAATAAACACCGTTGTCTCCTCCATTTCTTGTTATCACCTCCTTAGAGGCAAAATAAAAACACCTCAATGGGTGTTGGTTAACTTCCTAAATCTATGACAACCGGCTCTGTGGCTGGGTAGGTCAGGCCGGTGATTTCTTTATATTGTTCTTCTGTGATTCTATTTAAAACAACAAAACGGGCGACATCAGCGTTTGTATAATACTGTCTGCCCCACCCATAGATGGTTTTGATATTTCTAAACCAATCCATCACGCTTCCCCTCCTTCAGCCAGTATTAATAATAAGTCCGCGATCATTTTCGCCTGAGACTCTATCAAGTTCTGGGCTTCAGCCAGCTGCACCATGATTTCAGCGTTTTGAGACTTTAATTCATCTAAAGGTGATGGAACTCTTCCATTTTCAACTTGTTTTAAAATCTCGTCTTTTTCTGCTTGAGTTGCTAATTCTGACCATTTTTGATCTTCCGGATGAAACATAGGTTTAATGTATGATGGAGGCTGAATGGTTGTACAATTTCTAGGAATTACATATTTTCCATCCTCGCCCGGTTCTTCAATTGGTACCGGTTCAACAAAGACAAAGTTCTCATCATATCTGTAAACCTGTATCATGCTGTACCTCCCTCTTGAAACCCGATGACAACATCTATATAGTATCCTCCGCCTAGCTTGCTTGAATCTGTCGGGTCTGGATATTTGATTTTTAAATCTCCGTTTTCATATACAATGAGGTTAACCGTCCCACCTGTCCCGCTAAGTGGAACTGTTACAATTGCCCCACCGATTGGAGCATATGAAGAAGGAATTGAGCCAAATATGATTTCTGGTTCTGTTTTCACATGCCCGCGTAATAACGTTAACGGACCCCACTTTGCATAAATGGGTACCCGTGTTCCGGCTGCCGCCCCATTTCTTAGAGTAATATTTGCATACGAGACAGCCCCGTTCCACTTAGTGCGTTCTATAGCAGAGGTGTGTCTTTCTTGGTTGTAATTGTGTTGCCTAAACTGACTTATAAGATCATTCCAGCTGCTTTTCTCTTCCGACGTGACGTGAATTTCCGTTTTGTTTTCATGAGAATCAACTTTTCTCTGGGCCCCTACCGGCGTTTCTTTGGCATTCCATTTATCTCGTTCACCTGCTGCTAGGTGTAAATCCAAGTCAGCAGCATGAACATTCACTTTCTCCTGTGCACCGGAAGGAGTCTCCTTTGCATTCCATGTCTCGCGCTCTTTTGCCGTAATATGCTTTATCTGATCATTTGCATGTTCATCAGTATAGCCCTTCGCGCTTTTTTCTGCTGAATCAGCCTTTTTCTGCGCGCCCTCTTTTGTTTCAATCGCTTCGAGGTCAGCAAACTTTTTGCGCAACTCTTCAATTGTTTGGCTGATCTCGTCCACTGTCTGGTTAATGCCGTCCCGTAACGTCTCAAAATCATCAATGTAATACTCAGCTACTGGGACGATGTTCTGATCTTCCAAAGTTTTTGATATCGTGAACGTAAAAAAGGAAGTCGCTAGTGCTTGGCCGTTTGTATAGTAGAGCTTTAATTCGGCCTTTACAATTCCGGGATGTTTCAGTTCCCTATCCGACAAAATGTATTCTGCTTTTCCGTTCACTTTGTCTATTAAAGTAAGACTCTTTTTATAGAAAGAGCCGTCCGGATAAAGCAAAACAATTTTTGCATCGACCACGGACAATGGAAGTGGGACACCATCTTTTGTAAAAGAAAAGGACAGCTTGGCGCTGCCCGTATCTTGGGTCATAAATTGGATGTTTGTTGATCTTCCGTTTGATCCATGTGAGTTAATATCATACGTGACGTTTGCATTTTTATAAATCAAGAATGAACCTCCTTAATGTTGCGGCGTGACGATCATCTTGGCTACCCCGTAGCCTTTCTCTTCGTCGTATGGCATTTCAATTTTCATTACAGTGCCGTATCCATTGGACTCAGCTTTTGTCGCTATCCCTTCAATGGCCGTTACGCTATCACCTACCCTAACTGTGGAGTCAATACGAACAAACACCTGTCCTATAAGTCCAATGACATGCCATTCATCTCGATCTTCACGAGGGGTATATTCCACAGAAGGATCATAGTCTGGATTTTCTGCCGGGACCGTTCTTACCCGTTCCCCGTCGTAAATCTCTCTATAAATAATGCCGCCAAATTCATCCCTCAAATACCGGTCTTTCCAATCGAAAGCAGCACCACCGAGAACAAGCCCGGCCGTTTCTGATACAACGCCCAAAATCTTGTCACCCTTATCGGCTTTTCGAATCTTTTCGCCTTCCAATGCTACAAGGTAGGAGGCTTCAATTTTCTGGCCGTCAGTTGATTCAAAGTATTCGGCAAGGTCTTTTAGGTCAGAGACACTCTCTATTCGGCTTGTGGCGCGCACAGTTCCATTTTTTGCATCTAACTCGATCTTTTTGTTTCCTTCTGATGGATTACCGTCACCATGCCCTAAAGCGATGCTGTATTCTTTGGTATTTATTACATTTTTAGAAGCCATAACAACCGAAGAACCGCTTTCTCCTTTTGTATGAGAGTTATAGGAGAACATAACACCATTGCGCGATCCTTCTGTGGACGCTCCGCCAGCAATACCAGCAATGAAATTCCGTTCACCCTTCGCGATAATCGTTCCCGATCCAGCTATGATTGCACTTGTATCCGTTAGAGGTGAGCCCGATCTGGCAGCAGCCCGGAAGCCGCCTTTTATGTTTGTAGGTACCGAACTATATTTTTGACCTGCTAAAACTGCTGCATTAGTATAGCCAACAGCCCGAACTGCTGTTATATCAGCCTGATTGTTTGGTGACGAAATCCCTATACTGCCGCCTCTTGTATGAGCGATACCGTTCATTAAAGTGACATAGTAAACCCCGCCACCGATGGAAATTCCCTCTGGGGCTGAATCATGGATAGTAAAATTCGAAATACGAACATCATCCGTTCTTTGATCACCGCCATAGATACGGACATCTGAACCCGCCTTCGCAAATCCAGAAATGTTCAAACCATTAATGTTAATCTTGCGGCTTTTATACTGGAAGGCGATAACTGGGGTCCCTTTATAGTCATAGGTAGGATCACCAAGTGCTGTAAAGCCCAGTACTGTAACACGCTGATAAGCAGAAATCACAAGCGCTTTCGGCTCTAGCCCAGCGTACAAATCATTGAATATCGGCTCCTTAGCCGTACAGTCTACTAAAGTGACATCTCTTGCCGTTTCACTCCATGGCTCATTTGCATAATGATGTCCGATATGACGAAGGTCATACGCTCTCACATCACGGAATGATTGATGACCGTAAACATGAACATTAGAAGGTGCCGGCCACTTCGCATGTGCCTTTACTTCCACCCCACGGACATTCCCTTCCGTATAATTGTTAAATAACCACACGTCTTTAGAGCCGTCATCTACTTCAATACCATTTGAATTGGCTTTACCAAGGGCATGGGCTGTTCCAGAAGGATATAAACACCTATTGTTTGTGATGAAGATATTTTTGCTGTAATGAGTTGTAATCCCGTCGTCTCCATACCCCTCACATACACATCCATCAATCCAAACTGAATCACAGCCGTTTTTGGTATAGTCACTTTCTGAAATGTCATACGTTGGAGCCGAGATATCAATACCATGCAAAGCAGGATTTACAGTTCGGACTCTTTGAATCCATGCGTTTTTCACCTGTGCTAACAATAAGCAGCTGGATTTTACTCCGCCCATGGCTTTCATGGTGCCATTTTGCCGTTCACGATTCCAATCAAGTGTCATATCACGTATTACGATATTTTTGTTACCGCCCTGATGATCAGCGTTTGTAATCACCCATTCATCTGATGGTGTCTCATCATGAAGAATAAGAGTGGTAATATCCATTCCGTCACCCTCAAAGATGACGTTGCTTTTTAGCTTTACACCGCGAACAACATAGACGCCCGGCCCCAATTTAATTTTCACTTTACCGTTACCCATTGCCTTCACGATTGCATCGGAACTGTCTGTCACTCCGTCTGCAACGGCTCCGTAATCATCCACATGAACGACACGTTTTATTCGCTTATTCAATTTCATGTAATCCCGGTCAAGCCGTTCTTTTAATAAGGGTGCAATATTGCCGTCAGTATCAACACGGGCATCGACGACCTCTTTTACATTTGTTCCGTCAGCATTAAGAATCAAATTGCGCATACGGTTATAAAGGCTTTCAATATAGGTTCGGAGAGAAAAACCTTGATGGGTAATTTGATCACTGGTATGCGCCTGAAAATCAGACTTATGATTTCTCAAATCACCGTCTAGGTTGTTAATCTCTTTTTCGATACTATTCATATCTTCCGATAATTGAGATTCATATACTGTATTTTGAGTAGTGTCGTAGTATTTCCTAAGCCTGATCAACTGTTTCACTCCTTTGAGGCCAAAATAAAAAACGCCTATCGTAGCGTTTGTATTATCTGGTCAATATATCTTTTTTGATCTCTTATTTTCTTGGCCTGATTGACTGCAATGTCTTGAATATCTTTTCTATAGTTTGCAAATGTAAGCTTCGGACTGCTGTAAGGATTCAAAGGATTATACTGAATCGTTACTAAACGAACATCATCTTCAAAAGTAATACCCTCGGCTGTATCTGCTAAAACATGAATGGTATCACCTTTCCAAAAAGGTTTTTCTATGGATAAAAGCTTAGGTTCATAGATATATTGATAATCGACACTTACCGTTGTTTCCGGGTAAGGATTTACATGTTTTTTTAAAGCTGAAACCATGCTGCTAGCCTTTTTGATTGTTTCATCTTTTAGCGGATCGGCCCATCTTGGTTTACCTTCTCGTAAGAATTTTTTCTCTTCGGGATGAACATAAAGAATAGGCTCAAAAACGTACTTAGGTTTCTTATCTGTAGAATTGCTATCCTTTTCCATGGCAACGTACCCCCACGCCCGAGTGGTGCAGTTTTGCGAGTTTGTTTTGATGTTTATTCCCGGCATGTTATAACGGGAATCAAGCGTGAAGTCTACTTCCTGCCCCATTTTCTTGTAAACATGAATCTTATAATTATCAACATCAATTTCTAAGTCATAATCCTCTATGATCTGATCCATCAATTCTGTGCTGTTTTTCTCTCCGAAATTCTCTTCTTCTGCCGATGGGAAATCACTTTCAGGAGCTTCTAATACATAAGTGAAGTCCGTCCCTTTTAACGCAATATCAAGCGCCTCTTTTAGCTTTAGCTTTTTAGATACAGTTTCCTCAACACGGTTTTCGACTAAAAGCACAGAATAGATATGATTCGCGGTAATCGTTTTCGTGATTACATTTTTTGATTGTTTCAGGTCAACATCCGTAATGTAGTATTTTTGGTGATTGAATTTCCTCTCGTCGATATAAAGGATATTGTCGTTTATTAAAAGATCAAATTCAACTGCATTCTGCTGAGTTTTTGTAATAGTGAAGGTGAAGCTTTTCTTTCCCGTTGTGTCATCTGTCAAATCAACAATAACTCCTGTTATTTCAACAACATCCGTTCCGTCCGTCGTAGAAACAAACAATTGAGGAAAATCAACGTCTGAAGGCAAGTTTTTATTTAAAGAAACGTCTTTCCCCGCATATTCTTTACTTGGAAATACAGGTTCCTCAACCGGGGTATCTGGGTTATCTGGTACATCTGGTTCGTCAGGCAGCGTCGTAATGTTGTCATATTGCGTCAAATTATATTTATCTATGATACTGATTAACTTGCTCGGATAGTTCACATCTGTAGCATATCCGCCGTCTTTTACTGCTTGGCATGCTTTTTTATAGTTGCTCTCACCAACTACCGCCTTATACCGATCAAGACGGTTATACAAGCTTCCTAAATCAGCTAAGCTTTCAGCATAGGAGGGGTACTTTCTAAACTTCGCTTGTATCCGAGTAACGTTTCCGTATTTGTCTTGCTCGCTTGTCCACATCAAGACATATTGACCGTTATAGGTCCCTTTTATGCCGAAAAGGTTATGAGCTTTTTGAGCAAGTCCACTTGTACCGTACGCACTCTCAAGACACCCCTGTGCGATGACAAGGCTGGCGAGAACATTGTATTTTTTGTATACATTTTGTGCGCCGGGTACAAGGTTTTTAATAAAGTCTGCTGCAGCCATATCATCCCTCCTTACTTGTAATAAAAATGGGTATCAAATTTGATTTCAAAATCATTCGAGTTTTGTATTTCAAACTCGTTCCATCCAATATCTAAGGACGGAAGCCGGCCAGAAGTTTTAATTCGTTTATCATTAATCACTGTATATTGTTTGATGAACGTTACCTTTTGAGATCGTTGAAGCTCTTGTTCAATCTTTAGCTTTTCACCGTTCGTGTGATTGACTATTGTGACATTCTTCCCTTTCGCCCAAAAGGTAACATTGTAGTTATGCTGTAAAGTATTTACAATGGCATCCCCCGGATTATAAATGCTGAATCGCTTTTTGTTTTTGAAGTGATATTCAAGATCATCCCTCATTAAAATTCCCATGCCAGAACTCCAATGCTCTCCGGAAAAGTTTTGAGGGGTAGACGATGTGAATTTAGATTCAGCCAGTCCAAGAATGTCTGTAAACTCTACAGTGAATGTTGCATGGTTTTTCTGCTTATCTTTCGGGATAGAGAAATTCCCGTCACAAGTAACAAGAAAGCGACGGTTAGGAAACAAATCCGTTGAAATGTAATAGGGAAACGGCTGAACTAACAAGGCATAAAGTTCATGCCTGTTCTGGTAAAACGTCTCAGCAATAATTGAATCAAGAAGAAATTCAACTTTTATACTTCGCTCCTTATACACAACATCCCGGGGATGCTGCGGCAAGACCAATCCGTTTATTCTCGACATAGTTGTTGTTTCTCGCTCAATATTGGGAGAGTCGGGTGTAAAACTCCTCACACTAAAACGAGGGAGCAAGCTTGTCAGCTCTCGCTCCCCCTTCCCATCGTTAAAATCTATATATAGATCAAGCATTAGCCTCTCACCCCACCTTTATAGGCACTCTGGTTGTAACGGTCCGCGCTCTTTTGATCAAGAATCTTCCCATCTCCTTTTTCAAACAGGATATTTGCAATATGCTGACCATCCATATGAACTTGTGCAGGCTGAATGACAATCGGAGTTTGTGCCATCCCTGCGCTTCCTCTTCCATCACCTGTAAGTCCCTTGGATAAAAGCGTGATCAAAGCATCAAGCTTCTGGTTTAACGATGGGGTATCTACTTCGTTTCTAACCACAAGTTCCGATTTCATGGAAATCAGCTGATCGGCCGCGCCCTTTATGTCAAAAGCCATCTGGCTAAGTTCCTGTTTAAATGAGCTCATTGTGCTTTGAGCCATGGAAACAGCACTTTTCTTCACTGTTTTAGCTTTATCTTGAATCCCAATTGCAAAACCATCAGAAAAGTTATGACCTTCTGATTGAGTCAGTTTTGACGGAGAATGCGAGTCAATGGATTTCTTTAATGAACTAAGTGCAGATTTCCCAAGTTTCCATGCGGCACTCACAAGTGATCCATTTAGAGATCCCATTCCATTGATAAATCCAGTTACAAAGTCTTGACCTACACTGTTTGTTTTAACGCTTTTCAACCCTGTCTTCGCGCTGTTGGAAACATTCTTCCCTGCACTGCTCGCACTTCCTTTTTTGCTGTTCACTCCACTCGAAAACATGGTCCCGGCTTTCTTACCTCCGCCACCATCTGTAGTTTTCCCAAGAGTATTTGTCACGGATGAACTGAGTGAACCAGCTGCAGAGGTGTTTGCTCCTTTCGTTGAGTTCAAACCGGATTTATGTTTATTCCCCTTGTTCTGACCAGCTGAACTGGCCTGTCCTCCGCCTTTGTTGAGCTCACTCAGCACAGCCTGACGCAAGACCGATCCACTTTGAACATTAGAGTTTTTTGTGGAATTCAAACCTGATTTGAATGCGTTCCCTTTAGACTTACCGGCTTGGTTAGGTGTAGCAGTATCAGACTTCAATGAATTATTTAAGACCTGCTGTAAAACTGTTCCTTCTCCCACAACAGCCGGCTTTGCTTGTTTTAAGCCGCTGGCAAAGTCGCGAACAACCTTTTGACCGGCAGCTTCCGTGTTACCAGGCTTGTTCATTTCATCTTCAACAGCTGAGACAACTTTACTTGCTTCTGCGCGGGCTTCGCCTTCTGTCATCCCCACGCCTTGATAAAACTCTTGAAGTGCTTGCTGTGTCGTAGCAATGGCATCTTCTTTGCTTTTTCCTAGACTTTGAAGAAACTCAATCTGTTTATTGGCCCAACGTTCTTGATAGGCGGATTCAGATTCTTCAGTTTTGACCATAATCCCCATTGAGTTAGAAATATATTCATCTTGTCGCTTTAATGCTTTTCCAGTCTCTAAATCTAATAGTTGTCCGTCTCTCGACATTTTTGAGAAGAGAGCACTTGAATTCTTTTCATAAGCAGCTGTGTTTTTTGCTAAAGCCTTGTCATAATCAGCTGTACTCTTACTGAGCAAAGTATTGCGTTTTTCTGCATCAATATAGCCCTGTGCATATAGTTTTTCAATGACATCATTCCGATAATCCAAGTCCTTTTTGGCTGCTTGTTGTCCATCTTCATAAACCTTCTTAATATCATCGTTATACTGTTTCGCCTGTTTGAATGATAGTTTCCCTTGTTGCTCGGAAACAGCTTTTTGCATGGCGATAGCTTCTTTTTGATTGGCCGCAAACTTACTTGTAGATTGCTCAAAGTATGAAAGAATCTCATTGAATTTAGCCTTTTGCGATTCATTCATTTTTGAGGATACAAGACCCGTATCCTTCTGTAGCTGTTCTAATTCTTTTACTTTTTGGCGGGCTTCCTGCATATCCTTATCAATAGCGCCGACCATCTTATCTGTGATCTTTTCGCCTTGTTTCTTGGTGTTCTCGTCTGTATCTTCAAATAATCCTTTGAGAACAACCAACGCATCTTTCTTTAATCCCTCAAGTTCCTTGATTAGACTGTCCCGCATTTGAGAATAAGTGGTTACAAGTTTAGAAGACATTTTTTCTGCTTCTTCACCGGAAACCCGGCTCAATTCAAATAATTGAAGTTCAGCTTTTTCTCTCAAATCAACATAAGCCGCTGCTGACTTTTGAGTCGCTTTAGAAACCCCTTCACCATATAGCAATGCGGCTTCCCGTGCCTCTTCCTGCTTCTTCTTTTGATTCTTTAATTCTTCGTTGTAAGCATAGGTAGCAACAGTGATTCCTCCGAGAAGGGCAGTTCCGCCGACAATTGCCAAACCAATTGGACCAGTGAATGCAAGGAGGGCTCCAATACCAGCTGTTAACGTTGCAACGGCTGTTGTTACGCCTAGAACCCCTGTGGCAAGAAGTGCGGTTTTGGCAATCGTTTGAACGGTGCTGGAATCCATATTGTTAAAAGTGGATATAATATCGGCACCTTTATCAGCTAAATCACCAAGTGCCGGCAACAGGCTCTCGGTAAGCTTAATTTTCGCGCCTTCAAGCGCCGATTCAAACGCTACGATACTACCATGTGCATTATCCAGCATGGTATCCGCCATCTTTTTTGCTGCCCCGTCTGACTTTTCAAGAGCTTTTGTATTATCTCCGAGGGCTTTCGACCCTTTTTGAAGAAGAATTGTCCAATGTTTATACGCCTCGGCACCCACAATTGTTTTCAGCGTAGCTGCCTGTTGCTCCTTTGTCATGCCCTTCATGCCTTTTTCCATCTCAGCGACTACTTCTGGCATGCTCTTCATATTCCCAGCAGCATCAAAGAAATTAAAGCCTAATCTTTCTATTTCCTTGGCTGCTTTTCTGGAAGGTGCTGCAAGACGGGTTAAAGATGTTCCAAACGCTTGTCCAGCTAAAGTTCCTTGAAGACCGGAATCACCAAAGGCCATAATTGCGGCAGCTGATTCCTCCATACCCCATCCAAGTGAATGAGCATTAGGTGCCAAGAATTTCATGGCTTCACCCATCTGCTCTACATTTGTGTTTGCGTTAGCAGCTGCATAAGCAATGACATCCGAAGCGTGACCTGATTCCTTTGCTTGCAGAGCAAAAGACGACATGATATTTGACGTAATATCTGCCGCCGCGCCCAGCTCCAATTGACCAGCAGCCGCAAGACTGAGCATCCCCGGCATTGCATCGTAAATATCATTTACTTTAAATCCGGCCATTGCTAAAAAGCCCTGTGCATCCGCCGCCTGACTTGCTGTAAAGACAGTGGTTGCACCGAGCTCTTTTGCTTGCTCTTTCAATTTGGCTACCTCTGACGCCGTTCCGCCAGAGATCGCTTTTACTTTGCTCATTTGTTTTTCAAATTCCATACCTGTTTGTATGGCATCTTTGAATGTCAGAACTAAGCCACCGAAGGCCACACCCGATGTCATAGCAACCGATGATCCAACATTCCGCATTGTTCCGCCTACAGATTTCATGCGCTGACCCATCTGCCTGATACGTGCTGCAGCTCTTCTTGATGCGCTTTCCATTTCTTTGATTTTCTGAGTTGTCTCATTCAAAGCGTGCTGCGTTCTATTCATCTGAGCTGTTGCATTATTCAGTCGGCGGGCAAGAGATTGTGTCTCTTTTGCATCCTTCCCTTTTTTGATCGCTGCATCTGCATAAGCTCTTTCAAGGGCTTTTACTTTTTGTTTATGCTGCTCAAGCTGTTGACTAAGAGTCCGGGCTGTTACTTGGGCGGTCCTTAACTGATTCCCCCATACACCGACTGCTGTACGATTCTTTTCGAACTCAGATTTGATATTTTTCATCTGAACAGCAATACCACGCATTTCAGTATTAAACTGCGATGAATTGGAATACAGTTTGACTTTAATATCCTTGCTCAATCGGGCACCTCCTTATCCTAAAATCTGATCTATGTACACTTGATCATTCTCATTAGTTTTCGGATTTTCAGTTGTTTCTTTTCTCCTAGCCAACCGTTTGAGATGATACACAATGTCCATTTCGTCAATTTGATTTTGGGAGAACCCGACTTCTTCCAAGGCGTTGTACATATCCATGACAGCCTCGGACAAACTTACTCCCCCGGTTCTTCACCATCTGCATTCTGGTTCGGGTTTAACAAAGCGCTAGCTTCTGTTATGTTCCCAAGAACATAAGTTGCAGTAGCATAAATTGTTCTTCCAGCTAGTCGGGAATCAATTCCCTCTTCAAATTGATCAAGCGTGAATTTATTTCCGAATACATTACAGACAAATTCATTTTGTTCTTCAGTAAACAGCCTGTCAGTATCGTTAGATTCAAAGTCTTCCGCAATAGCCGCAGCGCTGCGAAACAACTTTCCGGAAATGAAGTCTGGTGTCACAAATTTTTTGTCTTTCCCGTCAATTCTTAGAGTGATTGTTAAAGCCTCCACTTTCATTCCTCCTTTTACTTCAAGAAAAAGAGCGCTTAAAGCGCTCAGGTTACTTATTTACCAACGTCAATAACTTCATCATTTCCGCCAGAAGTAAAACTGTCTTTGTTATAGACAACTTGTCTGAACCAAGTATCGGCATTAATGCCGTTTCCTTCTTCGGCTTTGGCTTCCCATCTTCTCTTTCCTTTTTTCACATTTGTCAGTGGACTAAATTTAATTTTCACTTGAGTAGATTGAGGCGACGGTTTTCCTTCCTCCGTTTTATGCTCAACTGGAACTAGTTCCGGCTTCCCTTTTAAGGCCCAATAGTAACGATATCCACCAGTTGAAATTTTGGCACGGAAACCCAGCGCAATCTCTAGTGGCCTGTCATCTGCACTAGAGAAATGAATGCCATTTTCAACCGTTTTCCCGAAAATCCTCGTCTGCATATCAAGGGGTAAATCCGCGACTTCCATTTCCCCGTCAATGTCTCCTAAGCTGCTTAACTGTGCATACGCACCGTTATCCGCATAGAAAGTTTCCGTTTCAGACTTCGGATCAAGTTTCATACTAACAGCACCTGGTAATTCCTCTGGAACTGAAAACTCAAGTTCATCTTTTGTATCTTTCAGAACTTCTGCGATATGGAACATATCCAGTCCGGTTAAAATTTTCCCCATCTATTCTTCCTCCCTAAAATAGCCTTTCACATATCTCATTGCTTTGTGATAGACTTTGGTGTCTTCTTCATATAATGGTTGCGAATCATACCGGCCATAACCGATTGAACGCATTAACTTATCTATTTCATTAGCAATCGGCTTTTCAAATTTCCGCGTAGCTGCTTGAGTGAATATACTAATCTGAAACCGAACTTCAAAACAGTATGCTTTATTATCTGCATAACCGGCATCAGCGTCTTTAAGCTCATAAAATACGACTCTCGGAAAAGCATTCACATCATTTGCGGTAAAATTATGAATTCCACCCGTTACTAATTCATCCAATTTAGAACTGGACGTAAGAGTTTTAACCAATACACTAACCGGGTCCATTGTCATTTGATCGGCGCTGTAAGGATTCTCTGCATGATCTCAACAGCGCGCGCCTCCCCTTCTTCTCCGCCTTTTTCAATAAAGGGATGCGGCGGCATTTTTGAAGTGCCCCATTCTAAAAATCTGGCACGATAAGCGACTTTTTTATTCGGACCAACAGAAACAAATTTCTCTCCGTCCTTCGATTCTCTTACATTAGAGACTGTGATATTGTCCTGCATATGAGGCTGTTGTTTATCACTTCGGTTAACGTGGCCGCGCTGCCGTTCAGCGATAATTTCGCCGCCGGCCTTTAATGCCACAGGTTCAACCTTCTCAACATCCCCGCCAATCTTTTCAAAGAACACAGTTAACTCATCGAGGCCGTCAATGTCCATATTACCCATTCAAACCAACCTCCTGACACATGATCTCAAGCTCTTCCTTGTTATCTTTGGGATCGTTAAAATCTATCACATCAAAGGTACGGAACATCGGTTCATTCTTTTCGTTTCTGCCGACAAACTTCACAATCCTCATATCTTGTTGAACGTCATCCCGATAACGAATGGTGATCTTTTTCGGTGATTTGACTCCCCATGCTCCCGCGATAACAGATTCATTGTTTCCGAGAGAACTAAATCCTTCTATGGCTCCCCATACAGTGAAAAGATCAATATATCCCTCATTCCAATTCAGCTCTTCATCCTGTATCGACTCCTTCTTTTGAAAGGTCAGTCTGTGCCGGAGTTCGCTGATTTTCTTCTTCATAGTCTTGCTCTCCTTCGGATGTATAACGCAGCTGCGTCAATATATTTTCAGCAGTAAAAGGAATAGACGAGCCGGTGCCCCCGGACTCATATATCCCTTTGTTTTCATACCAATGTTCAACAAGCATTTGAAGTACCAATTCAAATTGCGGGTGCCCTTCAATATACCGTCCTATTCCATTTATGATATAGCTTTTGGCCGCCGCTATTTGTTTCAAGAGTTGGCGATCATCTTCTTCATGATCGACCTTTAAATAGTTTTTAATAGCCTCTAAATCCATTTAATACACACCGCCTTATTCTTGTGGTGCTTCATCTGTTCCTTTAAGCGTCTGCACCTCATTTTTCAACTCATCAATTTGTTTCTGCAACTGGTCAAATACTGTTTTTACATCTGAATTTAAATTGTCCATCATGACACTTCCAGAGCCAATGTTATTGCTGCGAACAGACTTGTCCCCCAACATTTCGTGAGTAATAGAGCCTTCTTCAATTACAGCTGGATCGCCTTTTGGACCGGGCTCACCTTGAGGTCCGGGCTCACCCTGAGGTCCGGGCTCACCTTGGGGGCCGGGTTCGCCTTGGGGTCCGGGTTCGCCTTGGGGCCCGGGTTCGCCTTGAAGTCCTTTCACATACACAGGGTTTTCCTCGCTGTTTTCTTTTAAATAAACAGGCGTGATTGCTTTTCCGTCAGCACCCTTTTCAGATGATGTTTTTACTCCGCCACTCTCATAAAGATAATCCTCTGCCATCTTCACTCATCCTTTTCTTTTATATTTTTCATTCAGTTGCAGCTGCTTCTGTTTTCGCTGTCTCTAATGCTTTCAATCTGTTTTCTAAACCTGAAAGTTTTTCTTTGATAGCTGAATTCAAGTGCTCTTCCATTACGCTTCCGGCGCCTATATTGTTGCTGCGGACTGATTTATCCTGCAACATTTCATGAGTAACACTGCCTGCACCCAATTCGGTTTGATTTCCGTCGCCTAATGAAATTTCCTGACCATCTTTCATAACGGTTCCGCCGTCAATGTCTAAAATACCACCAATGATGGTACGATCTCCGCCATCAGTGGTGTAGTTTTTAGTTACTCGCATGATAACCCTCCTTTATTACTCAGCCGGCAACGCCAATTGACCGAACACTACAGCCTCAGAATCCCACAACTTCACATCTTCACGCTCAATTGCGCGCACTTTAGTAGTATTTGTCTCAAATGCACCGGCCCCGACATCAGTAGAGGCAATTGATTGTTGCTGGCGGTCAAATAAAACAATCGCTTCTTTTAGATCGCCGACAATGACAGGCGCTTTCCCTGATTTTGTTTTTAGAATCTTGTTTGAAATGACCACCACCCGACGACCAAATAGCATTTTGTTTGTCGGTTCAGAAGGGATGTCTTTAAGTAGATATTTGCCGTCTGCATCCTTTAACTGATCAAGATAGTCAAAGCCGTCTTGGTTAGTCATGATGATTGCGCCTGATGAAATAGCAGGATCAAGCGTTACGTTTAAAGCTTTTTTAATTGCGTCCAGCCCTTTAAATTCTACTTTTTTCAAGCTATCAAGAATCGCCAAAATCAAAGCATTACGCGTTGTGATTGATTTCTTTACAAACCATTTAGCAACATAGGCCATGATTGCTTGATCCGTATCTTGCAGTAATGTATTTGAAAGTGGCAAGATACCGGCATAATCAACAATGTTATAAGAGAGTTTAGTGAATTTCGGCTGATCCGTTTCTTGAATCTCGTCCATTTCTTCAAGAACTGCGAACGGAGTCAAATCACTATTTTTCTCAAGCATGCGGCTTCCTGAGCGAGTTGCAACCGGCTCAACAGTCACGTATTGCTCTAACTGATGTACTTGCTCCCTTTTTAACTCTTTGATCAGTCTAGAAATATCTTCGGGAATTAAGATGCCGCCATCTTCTTCATTTTTACCGGACATTGCCCGAAACTCTTCACTTTCAAATAAGTCACGTTCCTCATCAGTTAAACGCTTGCCTCGAAGGGACTTCATGAATGCTTGAGCGAACATCTTTTGACGCTCCTCTTTTGCTCCTGTATCACCTGTCCTACCCTCTGGATTACGTTCCTGCTCCGGCACAAAATTCACACCACCCGGCAAGTCAGGCACATCAAGTGAACGTCCTTCGGTCATCAATTCGATTTGATTCTTGAGCTGTTTCACTTCATCAAGCAAGGCACGGGCCTCATCTGTTTTCCCCTCCTGCAGCGCCTTGTCTGCTTGTTGCTTCTTTTCAGTAAATTGCTGTCTTAATTGAATTTCTTTTTTGCTCATTTGCATTGGCATATAGGTTTCCTCCTTATTTAGACACAAAAAAAGACCTTACTCCGGGAGTACAAGGTCAAGTAATTCCAATTCCATTTTTAATGTTTCATCTGATGCGTTGCGGCTCTCCTTCAATTGCTCCACTTTTTCCAAGCTGCGGGCGCCTACGACTGCCTCTGTATCGCTATACGCCGGCGTCGTCACAAGAGATATATCAAAAATACGATGTATTTTGTTAATTCTTCTCTCGTAGATGTCCTCATCTTCATTCAGTCGCCACTCGTCCGCTTCTGCGTCTCCATAATCGAGTGAAAAAGCAAAAGAGCATTGATTAATAACACCGCTGCGGACATTCTCCATTAAATCACGAGCATATGACGTGTCTGAGGGCTTAAATCTGAATTTGAGACCTATTCCATCTATTTCAAGGTCAAGACGCCCAGAATCGCCTGAAACAGTATTTCTCGCCAAAGGAAAGTCTTGCTGATGATTAAAAAGAGCAATAACGTTTGAAAGATCGGCTGAATCAAGTGCATTCCTGCTGATAATCTCCTTGAACCATCCAAGACGCTCTGACCATTTTTCAAATTTCAAGGCGTATCCTTCGACAAATTCGCTTTGCCCTTCACCTTCTGAACGTATTTCAATGGGTGTTGTTAACTGCCGAACCTCTTTATCCTTCATTCTTGATGTCACCCCCTTTCACGGCACCGCCAGCTTTAAGACGCTGATATTCCTCCATGAAATCAAGGAACACATAATTTAAACTGGCGAGATATTTGTCACCGTGTTGAATCGGATTGCGTTCAATGAGCTCTCTAATTTCGTTTTTATTCAGCACTCCGGTTTCATGCATTGTTTTAAAATACTCTGCCTGTGACTGACTATCTCCCCGCAGCTCACTGTCGACATTAAATTTCACGTAATGGCCGCTTCTCTGGCTGTGATCCATAAATAATTTGACGTTAAGTTCTTGTTCAAAATTCACGATCCACGGCTGAAGAGTATTTCTGACATATTCAATAGACTGATGCTCAATATTGGAGAAGGTTGCTTTATCCAATTCGTTGAGTTTATGTAACGGCACTTTATAGATCATTGAAATTTGCGCTTTATTAAATTTCATAGACTCGACAAATTGAGCTTCTTGCAATGGCATAGAAATAGATTGATATTCTAAGCCATTGTCGATAATCGCAATATTTTCACCCTGGTTTACTCTTTTCCATTCTTTACGAACATTCTCTTTAGGCTTCTCATCTAAAAAAGCAGGAACTTTCAAGATTCCGCGTGGTGTTGCTTCATTTTTATACAGCTTGGCATTGTATTTTGTGGCTGCCGATTGTGCCCCGATATGTTCCCGCACTACCCCTATGGGTGATTTTCCGTGTATGCCATCTGTTGAAAGTCCTTTAAAATGCAGCACTTCATGATCATACAGCTCCACGGCCTTTCCATTGACCACCGTTTGGTACCATAACATGCCTGTAATCGGACTAATATAAGCGTTTGTAGTTTCAGGGCGCAAAGGGTACAGTGCTTCTGGATAACCATGTTCGCCGAATTGTATATATGAATAGCCGTCTCCCCACGTCAAAACATGCGTCATCATCAACTTTTTCCAGATGAAAGCCGTCATATAAGGATTAGGACGTGCATAAACAGCGTAGGCAGTGGGATGATCCGGATTACGTTTTATGCCGTTTTCTGTTTTTTGAAACGTATGGATCGGCAGCTTTGCAATATCATCAGATAATACATTCACGCATGCAAAAACGTCAGGCTGCACTAATGAATTTCTTTCATTTACAGTTTCACCGCTTGCTGTTTTCCGGCCGCCGAATAAATTTACAAATAAATCATTGAAACCGTCTATATCCGTTGAACCGGACCGTTTTTCAAACATCCGATCTATTAGCAATTATTTCACCTCGCTTTCTTGGTCAGAAGATAGGCATAAAACATAAAAAAGACACCCGTCAGAATCAGACCGATGTTTGTATTCCATCTATAAGCAGCTGTCAGGATAAAGCCTGCACCCGTGATGAACAGCAGATCATTTAATATCAACAAGAAAAAAGAAAACCCTCTTTTCATAACTCTAGGGTGGTTAAACATGGCGGAAAAAAAGACACTAATCTTTTTCATACTTCTCACATCCTAAAAACTGAAATTGCCGGACCCAAAATGCTCATTCAAATCAACTCTTTCACTAGTGCCGAAGTACATCGCACGGGCATACGCATTTATAACAGCCGCTATAGGGTCAATCCTTTGCGGCGATTTTGCTTTATCCAGCATAATATTTTCCTGCGGATCAATTTTCATGATCGCGTTATTGATCGCCCAATTTAATACTGGATCATCCCCATGAACTATCTTGCCATCATACACATTTTGCCGGAAATCTTTTGTTGGCAAGGATAGATGATTGATTCTTTGCGGAATCTCAACCATATTATGCCCTTTAGCTTCCAAGCGTTGAGCCAAATGCAAGGCGTTCCATTTGTCATATCCTGTCTCCTGTGGTTGGAAACGATCTTTGAAAATAAATTCTAAAATCCATTTTTCAACAAGTTGATAGTCAACAGCGTCTCCGGGCGTATAAGTGATATATCCCATCTCTCTCCACAAATCATATGGCACTTTATCCGTCGCCATTTTTTCTTTTGCACGCCCCTCGGGCATAAAAGAATGTTGACCCACATAATAAATTCCATTAAGCACGCCGACCCATCCGACTGAGGTTAGGTCCGTAGTCATGGACAAATCAAGTCCAAGATATACGGCCATGCTTTGCATATCAGGAATTTCCCCTTTACATGCCCGCCATTTTGACATTTTCATATAGCCATTATCCTTCTGATCAACCCACCGATTCATATTTTTTGTAAGGAAGCTTCTCATTTTCTCCGGAACTTCCAATGCTACTTTTAGAGCCGACCGTAAAGACTCCATGCCTTCTGGATATGTCGCAACAATGGGATTGGCTTTAATCCAGTTTGATTCGTCTTTTATATCGTCCTCTGGATCAAGCTCACAGATCATGACAAAATAATCATCATTCTCCGTGTCAATGTCTGGATCAAGTATTTTACTTGTATATTGATATTCCCTGAAACACGGCCTTTCCATATGAAATCCGGCTGTTGTAATAACGGCCATTAACGGACTACGGCGAGCGACCATACCACTGTCAAGAACATCATATATTTCACTTGTTTCATGTGCATGGTACTCGTCCACTATTCCGATAGATGGGTTTTTCCCGTCTCCTAACTTCCGGGCTTCCCGAGATAAAGGCTGAATAATAGAGTTTGTCTTGTATTTTTTTACTCGTCCATTGGCTGAGGAGTATTTCCCTTTCAGTATGGGCGCATGGTGCAGCTGTTCTAGTATGGCTTGATAAACCTCATCTGATTGTTCTCTGGACCAGCCGGCGATAAATACCCGGTGTTTCTCTTGTGTCGGAAAAATCTCGTATGACGCCACTAAAGCAAGAAACTGCGATTTCGCATTTTTTCGGGCAAGTTGGATGTAAACTTTTCTAAAACGTCGAGCGCCGTTTTCTTTTTTATAAAAACCGTAGATATTAGCCGCTATAAAAAGCTGAAAGTCTGTAAGCTCAATCGGCTGTCCGGCAAGAATCCCCTCAACGTGTCTGAATTGCCGCGCCCACTCATAAAAATCGACAACAGCCTCAGCATCAAAATAATAAGGGCAGTCATCATCTGCGAGGCGTTCAACATCTCGAAGAAAGCGCTCAACTGCCCATCTGTGCTTTTTGCTTGCCTTGATTTCACCGGAACGGATTTTCTCAGCATATGACCATACCCGTTCTATGAGAATTTCGGCAGTAATTTCTTGCATTACATGCGGCCCCCGAACCGTTCTTCCTCTTTTGACTTCGGTTTCCCATCATCTTTTTTCGGGATAACGAGTTTACAGCGAGAGGAAATGGTCAGCCCTAAATCACTTGAAGCTTGCCGGCATTGTTTAAACAACTTGTCTTGGTTTATCAATAGTTCAGAATAGTCATCATTCGGAACAGCCTTTTCTTCTTCTCCTATTACATTCCCGTCATCATCAAATTTTCTAACGATCACTGTTTTCATCGGACCCCGTTCAAGCAATTGCTCTGTTACTTGCAAATATAATTTCCGGGCAAACAAAAAACGGGCAAGCGCATCAACATCTAAATTGGTCATAATCCCGATGTTTTTCAGCTCGTCCGCTATCTTTTTAAACTCTCTTTTTAAATCTTTTGGCAAATATGATGGAGCTTTTACTTTGTCGTTTGGTGCCTTTATTTCCTGTGCTCGACGCTCCTCAATCTCTTGCTGTGTCAGGTGTTTCTTCCCTTTCACCAGTAGCAAGTCAACTGGTTGCCGCGGTCTAGCCATTCCCTCACCTCCTTCCGAATTTTCATTTAGGGAATTTTTCAAAATGGGGAGGGGAGCGCGGTCTCCGGCGTTCATCCTTCAGAGATTTTAGGGTGGGGGGTGCTCATTTCCTCTTTCAACTGTAAAATTGCAGCTTCTAATTTCTTTTGAGCTTCTATTAATTTCTTTGTATACAGATCGAATGCTGTTTCCTTTTTCATCGTTGCACGAAGAGCAAACAGTTTCTTTACCTTCTGCTGCATATGCCTTATGTCGGCATTGGTGTAATAGGATGTATACTCAGTCCGACACCGTGGACACTTGATATAATGTTCTCGGATTCCGTCATCATACTTCCTGACCTTTGAACATCCTTTGACTAAAAGCATTGTTCCGCATTCATCACACATGCATGTTTGATGTTCTGTTCCCAAATCCTCCATCCTCCTTCGCTGTCTTCCTGCTATGGCATGGCGCACATAGTGGTTGCCAGTTGCTTGAGTCCCAAAAAAGTTTCATGTCACCTTTATGAGGTTTGATATGATCTACCACTGTTGCCGGCACTCGTCTACCTTCCATCATGCAAGATACACAGAACGGATGCTTTGACAGGTAGCCAAGACGCGCCTGCCTCCACTTGCTGTTGTACCCTCGTTTGGCAGCGGACTCCCGGTATTGATCATAGGCCGGCTTGGTTCGCTTGTGCTGTTCGCAATAGCCCTCTCGTGTCAGGTTAGGACAGCCGGGTTCATTGCAAGGTTTTAATGGTTTTTTCATGAGTAAGACCACGAGCTTTTATATAAAACTTCTCTCAAGGCTTCTCCTAAAGAATATGAATAAAGAATATTATACAAATCATTCTCTGGCAAAGTTAGTCCTCCCAAAACAAAAAACGCCCTCCCGATTGGGAAAGCGAAGTTTCTGCTGATTTCATGCCTATTACCATAATAACTCACCTTATACAAAATAGCGTGCCTTTAAAGTGTCATTTTTCTGCCAAATATGTATGCTGATTCTATCGATTTATTGCACCATCCTTGCCACATTAGCACTTAAATATGTAAATGCAATTTTCTAAATCAAAAATAAATGCTTATAAAAAAGATTTCACCTTTTCTCAAATAATAATTTTATAACTCTTCAAAAAAATCCTCACATATTTTTCTTGACATAAGGGTCTTCATTTCATTTCTAATGTTTCTTACGTTAGAAAACTTGTATGCTTGTTCTTTAAGGGTATATAATAAGTTGCTTTCCTCTATAATCTTAATTTCATCTTCGTCCCATAGTTTTAGTTGCTGTTCATAGATTCTAGAAATAAGTTGAGATTTCACTTCAGTAGATAGTGGATTAAATTTTATAAACCCATTAAACCTAGAGTATATAGGTTCCCCTAAGTAACTAAGCATTTGTTGTCTTGACTCAAAGTTGGATGTACAAATAATAATTGTGTTTTTTAAGTTCACAGTATAATTTTTATCAACATAAACCCCCTCATCAAACATTTGATAGAAAGCGCTATATATAATGGAATTACACTTATCAAACTCATCTAATAGGATAACGTTTGATTCTCGTTCTAGTAAGTCTCTCCCAAAAGAATTTTTATTTATACTATCTCCTAAAAAGTATTGAACTGACTCGCCAGCCTGTATCATCGATAGTTGTTTTCTGAATAATTTCCCAGCAAATAAACGTTCACTCAAAAAATTTCCGGTCTCTGTTTTACCAACCCCTGCTGGTCCATAAAACATTATGACAATTGGGCTTTCATGCTTTTTAGAAGTTAAAGGATAAATTGTTGAAATTGCATTTTTAATTGCTTCATCTTGTCCCAAAATTTTATCTTTATAATTAATAAACAAATCCGTAATTTGAGATTTCTTAACATGTTCAAATTCATGCTGTTTAATTTCTATTTCATCTTCATTAAAGACACGTTTTAAACCTGTTAGAAAAAAAGTTAGGAGGATTCTGAATATAACAATGCTGTAAATACCCATTATATACTAAATGTTTGAGTATAATTGGTAGTTCTCCTAAAAAACCTTCGGTAATTGCAGCATATCCTTCCGAAAAACAAACTAAATCTTTTTTATTATCAAAAATATTTTTTTCTTCTTTATCAATCCCTTTATCAATCCAGTTTACTAGCGTTCTTAATTGAATTAAATTTGTTTCCTCTATACCTTTAATGAATTCTCTTGTGGGACCAAAATAAATAACAATCTTTGCTTCCATTATTTATTCAACTCCTGCCAGAATAACATCAATTACTTCTATTTGGTTTTCTTCTTCTCCATTATTTTGGTTTAATAGTTCCTCAGCTGTTACTCCTATATTTCCTTCTACATCTGTCGTACTACTTTGAATTTCATTATCAATATCTAGACTCTCAATGGAGCACTTTCCAACAGGTATACCATAGACAGTAAGATTCATCTTCTGAAGATCGGATAACTTATAATTATTCCTTAACCCTTCAAGATTAAATCTGAGTACTTTTTTCCCGTCGCCTTTAGTGGCTAGCACTTCATAGTACCCTTTTGCAGTTGTTAAAATCTCATCAAACTGAGATACATCTATGTTGTTTTCTGTCAAGTTTTCATCTACTTCTCCTTCGCTACTGTCATTGTTAGTATATAACTTAATGAATGGAGCCAATGTTTTCAAGAATGTCATGGAGTTATTTGGAATAGTTAATTTATAGTTAGTTATTTTTGAAAAATTAAAACCTGAATCCTTTTTATCCAATTCTTTTATAAAATCAGTTAATAAAGTATTTGTAATTGTTTTTGTTATTATATTGGACCCACTTCTCTCATAATTTCCTTTCAAGTTTGCTTTTGCTCCCATTTTAAATAAATCTAAGAATGCACCTCCTATACTAAGGGACCCATCAGTCGAAAATCCTTTCGCTTTATTCAGCATCGATTGAACCAATTCTTCAGATCTTCCATTAGAAATTTGGTCAAGGCAGTCTAACGCTGAGGCTTCATCGAAATAGATAATTTTTCTCATTTTAACCATTAATCTCTCCTCCTTATAGTACATTGTTATTTTATCACATCTATTACACATAACTTATATACTGTGCAACTCGCCGAACTGAGCCAACCCCTTGTCCTCTCTGTTTTTAACCAATATCCCTAAAATGAATTACACACCTGTTATTTTTGAGGAATTGACGAAAAATGCAAAGAAAAAGGCCCATCCTCGTTGTTTTGGATGAGCCGGGTTATATTTTAAATTTCTTCATAGCGTTGTTCATTGCGTCTTGATTGATTCCGATATACCGCAGGGTTGTCCGTTGGTCCGAGTGATTAAATATCTCCTGCAGCATGGCAACGTCCTTTGTTTGTTTGTAAAAGTGATAGCCGAATGTTTTCCTCAATGTATGCGTGCCAATGTCATCTAAACCCACGTACTCAGCAGCCGCCCTCAGAATCTTGTATGCCATCGACCGAGATATTGGCTTGTTAATCCCTTCACGGCTTTTAAAGAGAAACTCATGATCCTCTTTCCCTTCGACATAGGCCTTAAATTCTCTTTGAAGAGCTGGCGTCATATCGATTCTCTTTTTCTTTTTCGTTTTCTTCTCTATGAGATTGAAGTATGGCCGTTTCGCGTCTCTCACTCTCAGCTGCAGAATATCCGATATGCGGAGCCCTGAATTGATACCGGTTACGAATAGCATGTAATTCCTCATGTTTTGCTCTTTTAGAAACCTCTTGATGTAAAAGATACATTCCGAATCACGTATAGGCTGAACAAAATTCATTCAGAGGTTCCCCCATCCTTGTATACTTCTTCTCTCAGAGCAAATGCCAACCGATATAGTGCCTTTGCCTTCACACGATAATAGCTACGCTGGCTCAGATCCATTTCTGCATATACTTCATAGTCATACATTTCTTCCGGCAGCATATAGAGCATGACAATGATCTGCCGTTCTCTTTGAGAAAGACGGTTAACGGCTCTTTGAATCCTTTTTAGGAATTTATCACGCTGCATCTCCCAATCAAGACGTTTTAATGCTACCTCTTCTGTTGAGGAATGAAACTCATTCGTGATGCTTGGCGGAACAATGCTATAAGTAGGTGTAACCTTTGGCAAAAAATCATCTGGCACCTGTAAGAGATATAACCGGTATTGATCAAGCAGCTTCTCTGCTTTTAATTTAGTTGCTTCTTCGTCAATCTGAGGAATGTTTAATGTTAATTGATTCATATTTTTACCCTCCCGTTTATTTACGTCTTAAAGCCCCGCCTTTGCCTCTTTTCAATGTTTGCTTATCTTGACCCATCATTTGCCGCCAAAACCATTCTGAGCGCTCCTGCGCGTTTTTATTGGGCTTTTTCTTTCTCTTCTTCATGCCTTCCCTCCGTTCAAATAAAAAACGGACACCAACCAAAGCACAGATTTTCTCTGTACAGTGATTAGTGTCCGCAGGCGTCTCCATCTTAGACTATTAATTCTTTTTTAAGCTTTCTATGCTCGCATCTATAATCTCTTCAAGTAGCTTGTTTTTCTTTTTACTAGCAAAAAGATCTGTTATTATCGCATTTAGAAAAAAACCAAATATAATCAAAATTGTAATAATCGTTGTTATATCCATTACTGTTTCATTAGCGCCAGTTTGCTCCACTTTTATCCAACCTAGAATCTTAGGACTCTTTATTACAATTAAAAATATTGGTCCTGATAATAAGGTGAGTATAGTTCGAATTAAAATTTCTCGACTACCTTCTGTATCGTTTGTTTTTATGTAGCTTTTTAACAATCTTAGTTTGTTGATATTAAAATCCGCGTAAAATAATATGGATTTACTTATTTTTTCTAAATTCCACATTAAATCATTTATTTTTTCTTTTTTTAAACCAGCTAAAAAATCGTCTTCCTTCATTAGAATAGGATTATTCAACCACTCATAGAGATTATTTGGTTTCTTATTAAAAGAAAACGCTGCATTATTTATGAAAAAGATTGCAAGCCACACAGACATATGCGATCCGATTACAAAAATATCAGGACTCCATTTATTCCACCCTTTATATTCTAAGAAAAGTAGGATAGCTGATAAGCCAACAAGCAGAGCAGCAAAAGCTCCTAAAATTTTTATGTAAGATATAGATATTCTAAGAAATAATTTAAATTTACTCATTTTCCTTCACTTCCGTTATTGTTAGAGAACACAAATAATTAATTGGCTTAAAAGATATGCTGCAAATAGGATCTCTAACCTCTTTTATAATTCTTATAAGATTCGGATTACCGACATTTTCAACTAATACCAAAACATATTGATTGCCTTTTTCTTTAGCAATAACTCTTTCACGTTCGGATAAATAGAACTGATAGTTACTGTTTTTGAACTTTGTCCCTTTAACTTCAATAAACTTGTCAGTGCCGTCCGGAAAATAAGACCTTATATCATATCCGTGCCCATCTTCTCTACTTGAAATCCAATCAACTTTTTGAGCCAAATCAGTTCTGCCTTCTTTTATTAAAACATCTTTTTCTTTATTAAATACAAAGTCTTCTGCTGCTTTTCCAGTTAGCTCATTAGCAATTTCTTTCTCTCTACGTAGCTGTTTATATTTTTCTACATTTATAACTCTTCTTATAGTCATTTTTTTCTTTTCAAGACTGTCTAATTGCGTTTGGCTATTATTATCTTCTAAATAATGTTCATAGACATAATCGTAAAAGAGATCATTTAAGGTAATTAAATCTTTAAGCAATTGCGCTTCATCAAATGTAAATAAATTATATCTCTTGTTTATAAGAGCACTGGCAGCATATTTTTTCGGTCTCTCAGATTTACCCAAATAAAATTCATTTGTATTAAAACCTAATAACTCATCATTCGATTGAATTTGTTTTGCAAAAAATTCTCTACCTTGTTTAGCTTGTTCTCTAATTTTTGATAGACTGAATTTTTCAGTACCTGTGGCAATGCTCAAATAAAAGTTTTGACCGTCTTCTGAAAACAAAATAACAATATAAATCCCTACTTGTGTTGATACTCTATTCCCTTTAGTTGTTAAACGATCATCAAGAAAAGCAATCCAAAATGAATCTGAAATCCTACCTGTACCTGTAGAGGCTTTTATGCTGATATGGTTTAGATTTTTGAATTGCCTTTCTTTTAAGGCTTTTCCGAAAGACGCGGGAATTTCATTGCGAAACAGTTGAAAAAAATCATGTTCTTTATTGTCTACTTTGTACTTTTTATAATCATTAAAACCTGTCCAAAATCGATCTACATCAAATAAGGTAAATTTTACGCTATCCAAAATAAAACTCCTTTTACTCCAGGACTTAATAATCACATTATACCTTATTCTTCTAAAATTTTAATAATTAATCAAATGAAAACTTATTTATCATGGTTATCCTTGAATTTATCCGGTAATCCAATAAGGCAATATAGATATAACAAAAAAAGCACCTATAACAATCAACAATATAAGCCAGCTATTTGTTTTATCACGCTTTGCAATAATTGCTTCATTCCCAATCATCTTCAAATCCTCTGCTTGAGCCACCAACATAGGTACTGCCTCAACCTCAACCTTTAAATACCGCGCCGCCTCATAAAAGGTCATCGCTTCGTCTTTTGTGGCTTTGACTGCCCGCTGAAGCTCAACCTGTAAAGGTATCATTCTGCATCTCCCTCCAATTCATTTTGAGCAACTGTTATTGCAAAATTGAGATTGGTAATGATCTTCTCTAATGCCTGTTTGTATCGTTTCCTATCTCCGCTAAGATGCTGAATATCCTTTTGTGCCTGCTTGAACTGATGAACCGTTATTTCCTGTTGACGCTTGTTTTCCTCAATGATTTCCTGTTGCTTAACAGACAGTTCAGTCCGATCAATCAGAAAGTCAATATGCTCTTTGGCCATCCAATATTGATCTGTCAGCTTAGCATTTTCATAGCCTTTTAGTTTTGAAATACGCGCTTTAATTTCCTGTAATTTATCCATGTCTGTTCCTCCCTTATCGCAGAGAGGACCGGCCCCTCTGCGTCACATTTTATAGCCGATCTCAAAATCAATTCTGGAGAGATTACCTTTTGACGTTTGTACAATTGTTTTGCCGTGCTCCGGCATTTCCGTTAATTTGAATGATCTATTGTTTCCGTCAATCACAATGACGTAATTTTTGTCATTTTCAATTTGATTAAGTACCTGTTCCAGATTTTCTATATGTTTTGGACAGTTCACTGTAAACGCCCCCATATGGTATAATAGAAGTGTCGAGTTTCTATTTTCCATACGGGTGACGTCTACTAATGACTGTCATCACATCCAATCGCTCATCGGAAAAACTTGCAGCTTTGCCTGTGGTTCTTCTGTTGGAATGATTGGATGTTTTTTTATATACTCCAAACGTTCCTCTTCCGTCATAACCCATGTAATGACTTCCCCATGCTGACGTAAGTTTTTATTTTCTGTCATGTCTCTCGCCTCCTTACTCTTCGTTTAATTGTTTGATGTGCAGATTGTAAAGCATCTCAATTTCATCGTCTGACTGGCGTTCCAGAAATGCTCTTCCGTATACACCCAGAATAGTGAGCCACTCAATCAAGTGCTGACGTTCTGTCCATTCCAACGGTCCCCGCTCCCTTCTTGATCAATAATTGCATCGCAGCATTCTTAAAGTCCGGCGGACATTCTTCATACCGCACAATGACCATTAATTGCTGAATGGTTGCTTTCTCAAAAGGGAAGGCGTTGCCTGATAAGATCATGCTCTGTCGCATCCTTTCCAAGAAGCCCGTTCATTCGTGGCCGAATAAAGTCCCTGTTGGCTTGATCCATAACGAGGAATAACACTTCGTCAATGTCTCTATTAAGCTGTTTTGAAATCCAGATGATAGAATCATTGGCTCCCCACATTTCACGGAATCGCTTGACTTCCCAATCATTCCAGACAAAGTTTTTTTCAATGAAGGGAATATATACCGGTCCATCCTTCAAAAACCGACGCAAGCTCTCTTTTTTCTCTTCCATGAGCTTTTTCCTGATTGATATTTTCTTATTGGCATTTAACCCGTAAGGACGTGGCGGCAATATGCGGCCTCTTCCAAAGTCAACGATCAGCAAAATGATTTCATCCGGCTTTCTGTTCAGTAGTTCGGCCATATCGTAAATTGACTTACCGTCATACCAGTAATCTACAACCTGACGCATTTGCACCAATGACCATTCAAAATTAAGATCCACCAAAGCGATTTCTAAACGATCAGCCCGTACCGCGTTCATGCCAAGCACTTCCTTACCGTCCCTGTATACCGGTGAACAATGATCAATCTCCGTTCATGCTGCAGATTTTTAGAAACCAGCCAGTTGTTAGGATTTAAACCGTTTTGCTTGATAATGTCCTTTTGCACGCGTGTTGGGCGTTTACCGTGTTTCAAACTGCATTCCTCCTAGAGTTTTGATAGTCTGCTATTTTCTGATCAACGAGAGCAATGAGATTATTGATCTCTTTTTTGCGTTCAGCGTCAGTAAGCTTCCGTTCTGGCTTGAGCTCCCACACGCCGGGCATCACTGCTTGTACCACTTGTTTCCCCCCTTAAGACGGCAGAACCGGTGTCTTACGCCCTTTGTTCTTTTGCTTCTCTTTAAATTCAATTTTTTCAAGATGGGCTGTAAGGCGATTGACAGTCTTTTTGTCATAAAGCTTTGCTAAAGCAACTCCGGTGAGGTTTGTTGTCACTATCGTCACCTTGCCTTGTCTGCCAGTAGAGACCCCATACCAGACTCTTGAAATGAAATCAGGTGCCGCCCTGTTCTCATTATCTGTGTCGCCCACTTCGCTCCCTAAGTCATCAATGACGAGGTAATCGACTCGTGTAAGCAGTTCAATTGCCTTCGCCTCCGTAAGCTTTTCAGAATCATCTTTGAAAGAACTCTTGATACGCCGCATGAGTGCGTCACTATTAACAAAAAGGGCTGATTTTGCATACTCTTCTGAACTCTTTTTGTTCAGTTCTTTAACTGCTGCTATTGCCAGATGACTTTTTCCGGCATTGGATTCGCCAGTTAGAAATATGTTCATGACCACGCCCGCTTTGATCTGATCGACTAACTCAAGCATCCGGTGTTTGTTCTGTTCGTCCTCTTTGTTGTAGCAGTGGAAAGTTTCAAATGTTGCCTTTACAAGAGTTGGATCAGCAATAAGTGAATGTGTAGAAAGAACCTTTCTCTCTACCTGCCGGCGCCACAACTCAGCTTCTTGCTCGATCTCCTTGTTGCGCTGTTCCCTTTCGCACATCGGGCATTTTACTGAGCCGTCACGCAGTTTCATCAGTTGTACTGGATATGCCTTCTCTTCTCCTCCGATAATCCGCGTATGTTTGTCACAGAAGACTGGATTTCCGTCCTCATCAGTAAGGAATGTCATCCTCCGTGATATTTCGCCCTTGACCGCGGCTGCCCGCTCCTTTGTGATTTCCTCCATGTGATAAGCCTCCTTTTTGGTTAAGGTAAGATTCAAACTTGGTCCCGAACAATGTTTCTGGACGGAGAAACTTATTCATAGCAGGGTCATGAAGCCATTCCTCTGTCTTCACTAGGATGACGTGTTTGAAATCCTCTAAACGAAAACCATCTTTCCAGAGTTTCTTTATAAGTTTTCTTGTTTTGTCAGTAGTATGACGATATCGTGTACCCGCTACTTTGTTTAGCAGATCAATGATCAGTTTGTATGGAATCTCCTCTTTTTCTTTTTTTGAAGAAGATGCGTCGTCTGGGTTACCAGACAATATATCTTTTAATTCTTTTTCTTTATCTAATTCTTTATCTATATCTGTACCGTCATGTGACGTCACGCTAACGTCATACTTTTTTTCTGGCGCAGATAGCTGTAGTTGCTTCTTCCGTTCCCGGTATTTTCTGTTTCTTTCAGCGTTTAATTTTCTTACTCTGTCCATGCCTTCAACGTTTTGGTGTTTTTCCCAGTTGGCAATAGATATGAATTTATTTTCGTCAACTTCAATCATTCCAAATTGTTGAAATGTATTTAACGCCATTCTTACAATTGGCAAAGGTCTATTAAAAATAGTTGCCAACATTTCGTCGGTGTAAGGAATGTTTTGATTTAAATAAATGTATCCAGAAGCATTAGTTTTCCCGGCTTGAGCAAGAAGTTTGACCCAAATAATTAAAATCGTATCTGATTCAGGCATCTGCTCTATCAACTTAATTTTTTCGTCTTCAAACATCTGAGTGCTTAACTTGATCCACTTAACCTCAGACATTTTGTTCAATCCTTTCTGACTTAGTTAAGGGCCATGGCGATCTCTTTCCATTTACAATGACTGTACCCAACAGATTGTCAGCTCTTTCACTTCGAATAACCTTGCCGCCTTGCGAAAGAAGTTTATTCAAAGCTTTTTGATGAGTTGACTCAGATTCACTGATCACCAAGTGAAACCTGTTATTTTGCCAAACATGACTTACTAAGAACATTTCATCCAATCCTTTCCGCTCTGGTGCAATTTTTTTGAGCAATCCACGCCTCTACTGCACGCCGCGAAAACCTCTTTTGTGTTTTTCCTGAGTCGGGCCGCCCCGGTAGCTCAAAAACTGGAAAATCAGGCTGGCTGAAATATAATTCTTCTGCTGTTCTGGCTGTGCATTTCAAGATCCCCTCATACACTTCTTTTTTAGTCAGAAGTTGATCTTGTGAAGATAAGACCGAAATCATTTCTTGAATTTTAGGAATCAAAGCAGCACTCACATTTGCGATAACATCATTTGTAATTCTTTCAATATCAGATTGTTCGAGTTCTATTTTCATACTTACCTCCCGTTTTGTGTCATAATAGTACACAAATTGT